GTCAGGATGTTACGGCCTGATCATCCAGGGCACGCAGACAGACGCGAATATCCTCTCCGACTCGACTTTTGACGTTAACACCGCCGTCTATATGCCGAACGAGGTGGGATTGATTATTCACGGCGGCAATTTTTCCAAAGAGGGTGTTGGCGGCGATAGCACCGCGCAGAAATTTGCGATGACGGTGACAACGCCGGCGCTCTCGATCAACGATGGTATTTCGCTGTCGTTCACCGCGACGCTAAACACCAATTGCTCGGCGACTGGCGATAATCATTGCACTAGCGGCCCCGACCCGTTGCTTACTCCCGGCGTGACCTGCACCGATCCCGGCACCGGTGCCAGCATGTCGACGATTTACTCGCTGACCAATCTATGCATTCAAAACGAGTACAACGCCTGGACTTTGGACGCACGAAGCGCCGGCTACGGTATTATTCCGTTGGCCTTGGTGGCGTGGACGCCAGGCGCGCCCGGCACCGGCACCGCTAAATTCCGTGTGCTCGACGAGTGGTGGCGCGGGATCGGCCTGCTCGGCTCGCAAGGAACGGCAGCGGATAATGCGCTGTTGGCCGCGATCGCGGCGCAGACAAAAATCTATGCGATGGTGTTGTCGCGTTTGTTTGCCGGCACCGGCATGACCATCGATAATGCTTTTATCGAAAGCGCGCCTAATCCGTGGATGCTGACCGACAGTTCATGGGTATTTGGTGATAATCGCACGACCATTATCAAAAATCTAAAAATCAATTCCGATCCGACCGGCGGCCAAGATCAACCGCCCGCCTATGTAATCGGACTTGGCGGGCCGCCATGCGGCAACAACCAGGTATCGCCGCCGTGTGGTTCTGACAGCAATGACGCTCGTATTCTCGCCCAGCAATCGTTTTCATGGATCAAGCTCGGCGGCGGCAATGTCGTGCTCGACAACGTTTGCTGCTCTGCTCGATTTGATAGTTTGATGGTGGATTTTGAGCCGTTCAGTGATCCTGGCGGTAATAATCTAGAAATAAAGGGCGGTAGTTTTCTTGGTCCACTGGCATTTCGGTTTCCAACGCCGACGACAGTTGGTGGCGGCAGCACCAACACGGGGACTGGTGGTACATTTAGCGGCTCTTATCAGCAAAATGGCTCGGCTGGATTTGGTGCTGGCCTCTATGATCACAGTCCGTGGTTTCAAGGCGGCCTCGGTTTTATTCCCGATATCTTTGCAAGTCACAGCCAAGCCGCGCCTGCCGCGACCACCGGTTGGAATTCTGGACCATATTATGGTGTGCAGCGGGCGCCGTGGAGCACACCTTGCATCTCGTTGAGCCAATATGCGACGCTGCAGAATCTCCCGCCGATTGGGTTCAACCTGAACCAATTTCAAGCGGATAACTTTGACGTCTATTATCCGATCCTGTGGTCTGGTCAGCAATATCGCATCTGTGACCTAACACTAACGGCTTCGGCATGGAGCAATAGCGTCACTTATCCTTTCAATTCTTTTGTGTCGAATGCGGGCAGCACGTATATATCGCTGGTTAATAACAATTTTGGTTTTACACCTGGCACGCCGCAAACTTTCACCGGATCGATTGCAACTGCAACCTGTACCGGACAGGCGGCATGGTATGGCTGTCTGACTGTCACCGCAGTTACCGGCACGATCTTATCGGGCGCGCCAATTACCGGTAGCGGGGTGCTTCCAGGAACGCGGATTGGTTTTCAGGTGACAGGTACGACGGGTGGTATTGGTACCTATACCGTTGATCGGCAGCAGACTGTGGCGTCAACCACGATGACGGCAACCTATTGGCAATTAAATCCGATACATTACGGGCTTGTATCCAATCATGGTGTGGGCTTTTCATTTGGACAAAATCTCACTACGACTACGATGCCCGGCCTGTCGTGGAACATTCACAACAACTCGCCATTTGTTAACATTGCCTCGACTAATGGTATTTCTAATCTGTTTCCTGGTTTGGTCATTGGTCTTACCGGCACTCAGGCCGGATGCACGGCTCAGGAAAATTTCATCATCCGCGGCGTGCATAATGGGTTGCGTTATGTCGATGTGTTGTTGGTTGATCAGGACTTCGGCGGTAATCTGATTCCGAATTTCGGCGCCGCGTTATGCAGCAATACTGTGATCCAGCAGGCACCGTATAGTTTTACGAACCTAAATTAGATGTTTGGTTTGGTTGACAGTAGCGGCAATGCAATTGTTGATGCCAATGGCAGCTGGATTGTCATTGGCACGGCTATCCCTGGCGTGCCTGTGCAGCTGGCTAGAATCAATCTGTCAGGCCGATTCCAGGCCGATGTCGAACCCTTCATAGATCACGATATCCTATGGCGGCGCCGATAGAAAACCGTGATGATATGATCCGCTTTCTCGGCAAGAACCGGATCGCGGCGCATCAGATATTGTTCAAGCATCGTCATCCTGATCTCACTCCCGACTTTCACGCGCGCATCACTACACTCTGGCACTCGCATTTGTCGCGCGGTTTGGTGATGGCTTTCCGCGAGGCAGGCAAGAGTACGATCGCCGAAGAAGCTATCATCCTGATGGCGTTGCTGCATGAGTTCAAGAATGGGGTGATCATCGGGGAGAACGAGGCGCGCGCTGCCGATCGGTTGAATTCGATCAAGCACGAGCTGTTAATGAACGAGCAGATTCGCGCACTGTTCGGTGATCAGATGGGCGAGGTGTGGGGCTACGCCAAAATTATCTTGCGCAATGGCGTCATCATCCAGGCGATCGGCCGTCGCCAGGAGGTGCGCGGCATGAAGCATCTTGATACCCGGCCTGACCTCTTGTTCGGTGATGACCTTGAGTCCAAGGAGCATGTGCGCGATGCCGCGGCGCGGCATGATACTTTGCAATGGCTGTTTGCCGAAGTAATGCCGGCGCTTGATAAGAACGCGCGGGTGCGTATTCAGGCGACGCCATTGGATCGTGAAGCTTTGCCAATGACCATCGCCGGGATGCCGGGTTGGAAGATTCTCAAATTCCCGATTCGTTATCGGGATAATGCCGGCGACTGGGCGCCGTCATGGCCGGACCGCTATCCGCTTGACTGGGTCGATAACCGCGAGCAAGAGATGTACCGTTTGGGTTTGCATCATGATTTTATGCGGGAGTACATGTGTGAAGCCGAAGATCCTTCGAAAAAAGTATTTACGGCTGGGATGTTCCGCGTGGTGTCACGTATACACGTATGGCAGCCCACCTTTGCCTTTTACGATCCGGCGCGTACCGCCAAGGAAACGTCGAGTTCAACTGGCTGGGCGGTGTGGAGTTGGATCGGGCCGAAACTGATTATCTGGGATGGCGGCGGTGGTGTCTGGAAGCCAGATGAAATCATTAATCATATTTTTCAAATAAATAATACGTTCAACCCCGTGCAGATCGGTGTCGAACGCGACGGCCTGGAAGAATTTCTGTTGCAGCCAATCCGTCAGGAGATGATCAAGCGTGGTGTTATAGTGCCAATCCTTCCTTTGAAGGCACCCAAGGGCAAAGGCGACTTCATCGAAAGCCTGCAGCCGATATTCAATGCGAATGAAGTCGAGTTCGCCAAGGAACTCCCGGATCTCAAGGCGCAATTTTTGTCCTATCCTACCGGGCGAATCGATGGCCCGAACGCTTTAGCCTACGCTCAGATCATGCGGCCGGGCCAGCCGCTTTATGAGAATTTCGCCTCGTTCCATGTAGTTGAGAGCCTGCCGAAATGGGATCGGGTGCCGATCTGGTTGTGCTTGAATGCTACCCAAGGGTTAACGACTGGCGTTCTTTGCCAGCTTGCCGATGGAGCTTTGCATGTCCTCGCAGACTATATTCGTGAAGGAGATCCGGGAGCCGTATTATCAAAGATCTGGAGCAATGCCCGGCTCGAAGCTGATCGAGATATTCGTGGCATCGCCGCTCCCCGACATTTCGAAGCATATGACACAATTGGGCTTCGTGCTGCCGCTGCAAAATTACCTGCTGAGTTGCGACGTGGAGGAAGCGAACTTGAAGGACGGGAGGTTATTAGATCTCTTTTACAGCGAACAGAACGGGGCTTACCGTGCGTCCAGATTGCTCAAGCGGCGCGGTGGACGCTGAATGCATTCTCTTGCGGCTACGCGCGTGAGATCACGCCGGTCGGCGTGGTCAAGCAGGAAGCGCGGCCGGGGATCTATCGTACTTTGATGGAAGGTCTTGAAGCCTTTGCGAGTTTACTGAAAATTGGTATGGTCGAGGACGACAAGCATATCCACTACCGCATCAGCTCGACCGGAGTGCGGTATAAAACTATTCTCCCAGTGGCGAGCGAGTCGCGTGATGAAACTAAAGATAGCTATATCGGCACTGTTAACGATATTCGTCGTTTTCGCCCTTAGCTGGCTGGTGCATGCGCAGGGTAGTACCGGCGTGACGGTAGTAGCATCGTGCGGGGCGCAAAGCTATGCCATCGGTTCGGTGCGCAGGTTGACTATGAATCAAACAGGGACGCTATGCTGAAGCGGTTCTTTTTTGGTTTAGCGTTGGCCGCTATCGGTTTGGTAGCACCAGCGCGCGCGCAAGAGGCGGTGGTGTTGGGGTCGTGCGGTGCACCGCCTCTGGTTTATCCAGTCGGCGCGGTTCTGCCGATGACCATGGATACCACCGGGCATTTATGCTCGACAGGTGGTGGCGGCGGTGCGGTCACCAGCGTTGCTAACGTTGATGGCAGTTTGACAGTATCGCCAACTACGGGATCGGTTCTTGCATCTTTAAATCCAGCGCACGCCAATACATGGAGCGCGATACAAACTTTCTCAGCGACCAATGGGATCGTTTATTCCGGCGCCGCGGTTGGCACGCAAGTCGCCTGTCTTGGACTTGATGCTTCAAACAACATCATAAAATCGGCGGCGGCTTGTGGCTCCGGCGGCGGCGGCGGTACTGTCACTTCGGTTGCGGCCGGTTGCGGCACTACTGCTTCGCCGTCGCCGATCACCGCAACGGGC